GTGCAAATATATAAGTTTTAGTCAGTAGCTAACAGACGGGATTTTTTCTGTACTAGCTATCAGCATGATTTGAATCATAAGAAAGGATTCAAATGCTGAAAAGACTCTTCAATTGTTACTTGTTCTGCTGGTGTTAGACCGAAAGCTTTTTCAAATGAAAGTCTAGATTCAAAAGAGATTTCGCCAGAGAAAGAATCTTTGCGTGATTCCAGAGATTTAATATCTAAGAAGGAATCATATTGATAATTCTTTAACACAAAAATATGACTTATTGCTTTTTCTTTAGAAATACCAGAAAATTTAAAAAATGATTTAGCAAGCTCCCAAATAACTGGAACCCTGTAATAAAGTATGGAATCAGCTAATCCGATTGCTGAGAAATACATTCGCATATTTTTATCACTACTAAACCACCTAGTGCTATGTGTATAAGTTATTATCATCTTTCTATAATTAAGCCATAACAAAATAATCGTCAACCCTAACAGGTCGAGATTGACAAAAATTAATTTTTTCGAAATTATGAGTACAATTGATGGGTTTTTCAACAACTACTTCTTGGCCAAAAACAAGAAATAGATCACTGAGTTGTTTGCATAACATGCTAACGTAAGGTTTTGAAACTATTAACATGCAGTCATCGCCATCATCTAATAAACGCCATGATGACTTTGGGATACCAAGATAATCTAAGATGGAAACAGTCATTAAACACATCAATATGATGTTACCTATTGATGTATTCCAATCTCCAGACATTCTATTACCTTTCACTTTATATTTAATTCTGCCTCCATCACTTGTTGTCATGGATACATTATTATCAATCTGCCATTGAAAATAACGCATGAACTGATTAGCGTGATGGGTATTACCTGATAACTTAAGATAGTGATAATAAAACTTACGTTCTATTCCACATAAATCAGAATTAACATGAGCATCAAAAGCAGATCCATCCCATGGTATAGCGTATGGGTCAGGTATGGAATCTATTTTCTTAGTGAGAATATATGCTCGTTGTGTGGGATTGAGACACTTTGCGATTTCTTGCGTATCATCTAATTCATTAAACAATCTCTTTGAATTATATACATAATGTTCAAGGTTCTTAAATATCATGTTATACACTAACCATCGAGGAGGATCAGTGACGCTTACATTTTTTGGTTGTCTTGCTTGTATAATTCTTGCTTTTAAACTTTTGTTGGGAGTTAGAGGTAACATCTCCAGCTTAACAAACGCTGTAACATTTGAATCATACCTAGTGAGTTCAGGGTTAATTCTAAGCGAATTAACTGCTGCAAGATAATTTTTTCTTTTAACACTACCATATTTTTCCACGATGAAATCAGCTATATCATCTAAAGATTTGATTTTGATATGTGAACATTTCCTAGATAGTTTCTTAGCATAAGTCAAACATCTAATAAAAAGAGGATGCTTGATTTCTGGTGTTGGAACGACCATAAGAACTCTTCGCTTGATTGACATCAAAGATGTAGAAAAATCACCACTATAAGCAGTGTGTTGTAATAAAGGAGTATCATATAAACTAATGGTATTAAGTGAACAATTATATATTCTAAACAAAGCCTCTCTTGAATAACTAAGAGGTTGCGATGCGACCAACTGACAACCTTCTCTCATGATGCTAGGCGAGAGCGGGATAACTAAACGCTGGTGCGCTGAAATTATTGAAAATCCTCACCTCGTAGAGTGAGAGATTTGAGAACCGATGCAAACAAAGGCAAAGATACAACATCTTTATTTACATAGGCTTGAAGTGCTTGTAAGCATTCAATTGTTATTAAATTAGTCACATTTCCTGTAACTTGGGTTCTTTTTAATATATATAACTTGATAGCAGACTTTACTATGCTAGATCTAACTCTATACAATTTTAAGTGAGTTACACGATTTACATAGGATACTCCCATTGTTTCAAATTTTTCCAATGTTACACTTGGTCCAACTATCGACAGTGAGTGCATTGATAATCTCCTAAAAGCCTCGACTTTCATATACTCAAGGTTCTCACAGTCATAATCAACCTCTGAGACCACACCATTACGTAATAAATATCTTTTGTCTTGAGATACTATCTGAGTAGTAGAGTTATCACACCTTACATTAAAGACACGTTTAAAAAGTGCTTCGTCACTTAAACTTGCAAAATTGGGCGCATTTTCTTCAACATGGTCGAAGGCTACATCAACATCATATAACCATGAGTCCAATTTTATCAAATCATCTAAATTAATAGTTCTTATGCCTTCCCAACATAAAGAACAATAACAATCTTCTTTTATTCTAAATTTCATACCCTGTTGATTAGGACACTTAGGGCTAGGAAGAATTTTGTCCATTAAAATTTTACTAAGAGAGATGTCACAACTATCATAGTCTCTAGTTTGAATTTTGCCGTTTTGAACACCAACAGATATGGAACTAATCTGAGGTCGGTAAGTGGTGGAGTGTGAAGTTAAAGGAACAGGTTCAAGGATTTGAGGAGTAAGATCTACTAAAGGAGTAGGTGCAAATGTGTTATTGTTACTTTGATGAAACTCAAGCTCATGTTCAGAATTAGCACGAGGAGAGTTTTGGTTTTGGTGTGAATGCGATGATAAAGAATCATCACATTTAGTTGAAGTTGTTGATTTTATATCACACAATGAGGGGACCCAACGCAAAATATAATTGATAGTCTTAAAAAAACTTGACCATTTTGCGTGTGTCGATTGTTCAATTAAAAAATTGTCAAAAGAAAGAATTTCCTGATTATTGAAAACATAATTAGTATATGAATACATTTTGTTGAACCTAATACAATACAATATAAAAAAATGTTTCTCATCAATAAAGAAAGGTTTTGATAGAAAACCAGAATCTTCTTCATTCTGCAATGAAAGGGTCAATTCGATAGATTTTTCAATAAGTTGTGAATCGATATTGACATTCCTATTAATAAGTGAATTCTGCACTCGTTTACAGGAACCAAGACATGATCTGAAATTGTCTTGCTCTTTTCCCTCATAGACTTTGAAGCTAAAACCACTGAATGAGTCCAGTTTCAATGGAGTATAGTCGCCAGTATGTTTCTTGGTATACTGTCTTGCATGTCGGCGTGTTGAATAACCACGGCCCTGATTCGGTCCAGTGCTACTTTCTGGGCAAACCAGTTTGTACTCTTGTGTAACCCCCGGAGTACGCGTCGTTTCATCTTTATGTTTTTCCATTTTCATATTGATTAAATGATGGTATAACTATAATTGGTTAGTACAA